GTCGCAACCAATAAAGTATAATTGGCGTTTGCTGCTGCGGTCGTTATAGCCGATTTTGTCGAAACGGTTGAAGTTGAAGCGTTGCCGTTCAAGCTACCGTTAACGGTCGCAACTGTCAAAGATGTTGAATTCAACAACGAATTATTTACCCCGTCATCAATTTTTAATGATGTTGCAGTAAATTGGGAGTATTGCGATCCTCCAGCCCAACAGGTTTGATCTGCTCCCGTAAAAACAATGTACGGATAAGCATGAATACCAGCGCCGCCATTTATGGAAAAATTACCAGTTCCCTGAGGGTTTGCTGTTAGAAAATTAACACCATTTTGATTAAACGCACCTTGTACTTTATTGTTTGGATTTGGTGGAGTGGTATAAAATAAACATAAAGATTGTTGGTTTACTCCACTGCTTTGCGTTGAGTCTATGTTGATGCTGGTTGTTGCCGTCGTTGCTGTTGTAGAATTACCATTTAAAGAACCGTTGAAAACCGAGGCTGTTATCGAGTTCAGCGATGGGTTGCAACTGATTCCCGCCGTCTTTTGGATGGGTCCGATCCCTGTCGTAGAGTTGTCGCTAAAATTCAAGTAATGGGCAGAATTCTGAACCGAATTACGAGTTGTATAACCCAACTGGTTGATGGTATTTGTAGTCACCCCATCGGTTACAACTAGTTGATTTGATGCGGCGTTAATAATAGTGGCGGCGTTCAGGTTGATATTATCAAAGGCGTTCAAAACGACCGAAGCCCCTGAGGTTATGGTTGAATTATCACTAGAGTTGAGATTTATGACGTCAGTTGAAACCAAACTCAACGGCGTTAAACTTTTACTCTTGACGTTATTGACGAAAATATCACCGCAGTAAATCACTCCTGTACTGCTGTCGTCGGCTGGATTGTTTCCGACTTTGAGACTTGTTTGCGTTAAGATGCTGTTGATTTCGTCGCCACTGACAGAGTTATAGTGGTTTATAGAGATGCTATTTTCTGGATCTAAAACGCAGTTATAAACATCGTCACCAAAAGCGGGATTTGATACAGCTGCTAAAACCCCACCTGCTGACATGCTTACGGACGATGATGGATTTGGTATAAAACTCAAAGCGGGGTAATTTATGCTCAAAATATCGACATCATTGCCTCTAATAGAACCGCCAGAATCTGAGATGTTTATACCATCTACAAAGGTCTCATCCGAAACATTCTCGATTTTATTATTTGTCATATTTATAGCTCTACCCGCTTGATTACCAGCAATCAAGACCTGCAGCAGTGTTGGCGTAGAAGGTGGCGGAGGCAAATTCTGAAATAAATATTCAAGGTAAGTTAGACGCTGATTTAAATTGTACTGCGATCCGAAACTCATGATTTTATTATTATACTAGAATATAATTTCTAAACATTTTACTATTTAGGGAAAAAATGATAAAAATAATCTATAGGTAGAAATAAACAAATGGATATTTTTGATAAATTGAAAACTAAAGGCATCACTGAGAGCAGCTTAAAACTGTACACGAACAACTTGAAAAGACTCAATGACGGCAACGAAGTCAAGAATTTGAATTTTTTGAAAGATTTTGAGACGATCGTAGGTAAATTAGAGCATTACAAGCCAAACACTAGACGGTCATATTTAATAAGCGTTGTATCATTCCTTAAAGAGGAACCAAAACAAAAAAAACTATATGACAAATATTACGAGCTCATGATGAAGTACAATAAGGAATTAGCCGTCAATAATTCAAAATCTGAAGCCCAAACCGCCAACTGGATTGAACAGGAAGATGTTCTTAAAATTTACGCAGAATTGGCAGAAAGGGCCGTACCCCTCATCGAGAAAAAACGGCTAACAGAGAAGGAATATAATTCAGTACTCGACTGGGTAATTTTGTCGCTGTACTGTCTACAGCCTCCGAGACGAAACGCAGATTTTCAGCTATGCGTAGCGGTCAAAAAATATGACGCTGAAACGTCTGACAAAAAATTCAATTATTTGGATACAACAAACTGGAAATTTATTTTTAATAATTTCAAGACGGCAGGGACGTATAAAAGCCAAGTTCAACCTGTAAACGATGCTCTTAAAGATGTATTGCAGCCTTATCTTACAAAGGTGACCCCACTGCGGTCTGAATTCAAAAAAAAGAATGCATCTATTCCGTTGCTGGTTGATTATGAAGGTAACCCATTCGAAGCAAATAACTCGATCACTCGCATCTTAAATAAAATTTTCGGTAAGAGGATCGGCGTCAGCATGTTAAGAAACATTTACCTAACAAATAAATACGGGGCTAAGGTCGAGCAGTTAAATGAAGACGCCACGGCAATGGGAACATCTAGCAACGTAATAAAAGACCAATACGTAAAATTAGACACTAAATAAATTTTTATTTTACTAAGTCGCAAACAATAATATCGAATGGTTTCCCAGTATCGTCTTTTATCTCCTCCATCTTGTTAATAAAATCCTCAAGATCATACCCGAATTTATTCATGAAAACCCTAGCTACCACCCAACGGCCGCATGTATCAACGTCATCATTTAACTCTTGAAATTTCTTTTTGTTATAAATTACGCTCTGTTTATCGTCTGCGGTTTTTAAAAGCCGAGTTAAATGGCGCTCGGTTTCCCCTAACATTTTCCTAATAGCCAAAGGTATGAATTTTAATTCACTGTCAGGCGATCCACTGTAAGAATCGAACCATTCAATTACTTCCTTACCTTTACTATTATATTTCAATAATGCGCACCAATGACCTTGATTGCGTTTGCTCTCTGTCAAAATAATACGATAATCTCTTTCTTCAGGCAAAAGATCCGCTAAAGTTGCATAATCAGCGAGTTCGGAATATTTGACGATTTTCTCCTTACCGCCTCCAAGATAATTAGTTATATCGGCATCGGAAAGCATGGTTGACAATAATTTTTCATAATGCTCAATTAATCTCTGCTTTGCTGATTTTCTTGACATTTAAATAATAACAACAAAATATTTATTTAGATTTATTCAGACTTAAAGAAGTTTTTCTCTCAGCCTACATAAAAAAGAATAAAATGACGTTTAAGAATTCGTGGTATAAATATGGAAAGCAGAAGGAGACCGAAATTTTACCGCTATTGATTGAATTTTTTGGCAGCGAAATCAAAGCATATGACGATAAATTCTCGTCCCATGATTTTTTTGATAATAATTACGACTATGAGCTAAAATCCCGTACTGTAAAAAAGACGCAGTTTAAAGATACTCTGATCGCAGTTAACAAAATTTGCGGTGAGAAGCCTCTGCGTCTCATTTTTAACTTTACTGATTGCATCTGTTACATCAACTACGATAAAGAAAAATTTGACACCTATCGAAAGGATTACGTTAGAGGAGAAGAAAAACTTCATTACATGATACCGATCGAAGATTTAGAAACAATAAAAGTCTGGGAAAAATAAATTTCTATGTATTAAATAAAAAAAATGTCGTTCGCATCATCTACCACTAATTTACCAGCTAGTACCACCAGCTCAATAAACTGGGTTATTGGTCAATCACCTGTAGGTACAGTCATCACTTATAACATACCAGCCACCGATTTTGATCCAGATATAGCCCTTAATTTTCCTTATTATCTTTCGGCGGGTGTATGGTCTGTAAGCCCTGTTTTTGTTGTAACAAGTTCAAATGACGACATGCTGCTGACCGAAATTATAATAAAAATAACGGGATCCTCAGCCACCTCCTTCATCCAGAATTTTTACTATGGTGCCGACAATGACGTACTAGATGGCTTAACATTTACTCAATCCACGTCAGCGACTATTTACGTGGTAGATGAAGAAGTAAACCCAATAATTACTACATTGACAACACTTTACACGGCTACAACCAACGCCGCACTTAGCGGATATATTCAATATATTCGGATAGCATGATTTTTTTCTTTATATATAATAAATGTCATATTCGTCGTCAACAAATAATACGATTTTTAACGCATCCGAGTGGGAAGTTGGTCAGTCTGTCGTCGGTGCTGTAAACTCGTACACTCTACCTTCTCAATCTTTAGCGACAACTTCATTTTTAAATAATACTCAATCATTGTCGTCTGGAATTTGGGCAATTACGGCAACGTATACAATAACGTCAACAGCCGCTGACACGCTTTTAACAAATGTTATTTTTCAAGTAGTGCAACCGACAAAACCCACCGTTTACCAAGAGTTCTACTATAACGCAACGTTGGCGGCGGATCAAGAAGTAAACGCATCATTCACGACCATAGTGGGAGCAAACTCAAACATAAACCCGTTTACTTATGGGATTATATTGGTTTACGATACAGCTTCGACCGATGTAAATATTAGCGGCGTTTGGAATTTTATCCGAATCGCATAAAAATAATATTAGCATAAATAAAAATGTCTTATGCAAGTTCAACAATAAACTCCGAGAATAATGCTATTTCATGGTTTGCGGGTCTTAGGGCCGATGGTGGTGCTATTACTGGCTATATACCAGCAACAAATTTAACCTCTGGTGTAACAGATTCTGAGGCGTACACCCTAGGATTGGGGGCATGGCTGTTTACTATAAATGTTACTATAACGATTAGGGACAATACGACCGCATGGAGTCCATCATTATTTGGGTTATATTCCTCGACGGGTGGCCTAATATCAGGTACATCCTTATGCGGATCAGCAACTTATACAAACGGCACGGTTTTAAAACAAACCTTGACATGCTGGACGAATTGCGCAACAGCAGCAGTTACATCACCATTTTCAATTAATTTCACCCCCGTTTTTGCTGGATCGACTACAGTACCGACTTATTCGATGAATTTCGAAGCTGTCAAAATTCGATAAAAAATAATCTTTAGTATAAATAAAATGTCATATTCATCAGCATACAGTTTAAACTATGCACCGACAACGTCGAGTTATACTAATCCACCCGTTATTCCGCTTCTCAATCCGTGTAACGTTGCCGTTATCGATGTCGTTACTACTACAACGCTTACTTCTGGAGTTGTTGCAAATGTAGGAAGTCAGCAAGTAAGTACGGGGATTTATGCAGTACGTTTCAACGGATACATTTCAACAACTGGCGACGATGTTATCGTAACAAACGCATACTGTTACATAACTCCACCTAATGGGCTGGTATCTGTTCAAGCGTCAATTGTTTCATGCCCTGCGGGAGGTTTCGAAATGGTCGAAGATCAACAATATTGGTTCTCTTTAAGTGAAACTTTCATGTATCTGAATGTACCCGATACGCTTGAACTCTCCGTTGTTGTTACATATTCTTCCGCATCAGGTGCATCAGTAACTTGCGGAGGAAACGGATCATATGTAAAACTTCCATAAAAATCCAATTTTTACATGGGGTTCCTAATTTGGTCCTAATAAAAGGAAGAATGCCCAATTTAATATGAGAAAAAACGGAAATCTAACCAATATCGGCCCTAAAATTATAGTTAAATCAAATATATGAGATGTCTCATATAAAAATCTACTACCTTTCTCCATACTTATGAGTAAAAATTTGCAAATTTCTACAATAGAAATCTAGTATAAGCATGTAAAAACGTGGGTTTTACGATTTTTATCGATTTAGTAAATAAAAATCTATTAGTATAATAAAATAACATGTCATTAAACTCGCACGGTCAATCAGATAAAATTTATTATGATATTGTCATCACGAATTTGCAGACTGTTACAACTCCGCCGCCAGTCCTATATTTTAACGAGACCAGAAATTCACCATTTCTTAACAATCCTGAAGATTATTATATGAGCATAATCCGTTTTACTCTAGACACTCCGACATTACCGATTTTTATCCCCGAGATCCAACCCAATCAGAGCAATATCAATCTGACGATCTATAGCGTTACGCTTTCATGGACTTCGCCGACTACTGGGACAACTTATACCCAACCGACTTATATTACATTTCAAACGCAAGACAATTCAGCACCTATCCCTTTAGCGCCTTCTGTAAATCTTAACAAACTGCAGGATAATAGTCAAGGTTATTACAGCATTTATACCTTTCAATATTGGATTTATTTAGTAAATCAAGGGTTTACAACTTGTTTCAACGATTTAAGCACCCAAGTCGTTGCGGCAGGTGAATCTTTACCAACTCCAAATGCGCCGATCATGACTTTTGACACCAATAACCAAATCGCCATACTTAACTGCGACGTTGCTGGGTATGATTACACCTCTAGCAACTACATAAAAATATACATGAACCCCGCTTTATTTCAACTTTTTGGGTCATTTCCATTTACGGTTAATACCTTGTCAAGTACGTCTCAAAATGAAAATGTATTGATCCAAACCAATACCTTTGGGGGTGCTAATGAAATCCCATTTCCCCCCGTATCTCCCACTTATACGGCTATTCAGGTAATTCAGGAATATTCGACAATTGCTTTATGGAGTCCGATAACGAGCGTCGTTTTTTGTAGCAATACGTTACCAATAGTACCGACTCAAATCAGCGCTCCTAGTGTATATTTAAATGGTCTCAGCTATAATAATGGCGGCAACAATTCAAACGTGTCGCAGATCATAACCGATTTTGTCAGCGATTCGGGATTTTATAAGCCTAATATTGTCTACAACCCTACGGCTCAATATAGACTCATCGAAATGACTGGTAACCGACCAATTAGTAATTTAGACATTTCGGTATTCTGGAAGGATCGAATTGGAGCGCTTCAGCCTTTTCTACTAGGAAGTGGCGTAACTGCTACCATAAAAGTTTTATTTACTAAAAGGGGGAGTGCTGGAAGTAGTAAACCGTAATTATTTAGGCGGATGTATTTAGAACAAATTAAAGTTCAAAAATAAAAATATTATCTTATTATAAAATAAAAATGAGTGATTTCAAAACCGTATTAATCGAGGATTCTCGCATTGCAGACATTACTGACAAAGAAGTTTTCGGGGTTCAGAGCGGCGCTTCTCAATCGACATTTCAACAGTTTCAAGCTGTTTCGGCGTCAAATAGCAGCATCGTCTTTAACGTACAAGTTCCGTCTGAAAATATCGTTATAGATCGTCACCTACTCCTCCAAACCACTCTTTATTTTACGGTGAACATTAATTCAATTACAAATGGCGGCCTTGGTGTTCCAGCTGGGTCTCAGGCTTTTCAGTATGGTCTCACCGATTCACTTCAGGCGTTTCCATTGAATTCGCTCTTTACTACTGTTCAGAGTACAATCAACAACGTGAGCGTCAGCAGTAATTTACAGGACATCCTTCCTATGCTTACCCGCATGAATGACAATCGCATGTTAAGCCGTTATAATTCTCTCACTCCTTCCTATGTCGATAACCAATGGGGACTTTATTCTCAGGGTGTTCTTACCAATTCGAACCCTTTAGCATCTTATAGTAATAACGGCTATGACGAGGATTTTGAACCCCGTGGAGCTTTTCCCTTGACATCTCTATTTATTAACCATTACAATGCTACGACCGACACTTTTGATTCTAGCGTGATCTCGTCAGGAACATCGGACTATTGGAATATTTACATCGGTGTCGAAATAACCGAGCCATTTTTGGCTTTGTCTCCATTCATCAACTGCAGACCTAACCAAGAAGCTGGTTTGTTGGGTGTCAATAACATGAGTTTCGTTTTGAACGTTGATAGTCAGTGCAAACGGTTGTTTTCTACCGCCAATACTGTAGTAAATACCTCGGGTAATGGGTTGCAGAGTTATATCACCAACATCCAGCTAGGAACAGCTGGGAATACTCTGGGAACTGCTTACCCTAATGCTTTCCAGAGTACCCGCCTACTCTTTAATTTCTTGAGTCTACAGCCCGAGCAATATAGCAAGATTTCAACAAAGAATTGCGTCCCATTTCTAGATTACCCTCGTTATTTAAGCATACAAAACAATAATAACTCTATCGCTTCAAATGCTAGTACAACCCTGACGGCTCCCTCTATCCAGTTGAATCAAATCCCTGACTTGATTCTTATTTCCGTTCGGGTTCCAATGTCGTCTCAAACATGGTCTTACGCCTCGTCGTTTCTAACAATAAACAATATCAGCATTAACTTTAACAATGCCTCGGGTCTGCTTTCAACTGCGACTCAACAGGATCTATATAATATGAGTTACCGCAATGGATCCCAACAATCGTTTTATGAATTTAATGGATTTGCTGGGATCAACAACAACAGCGCAGGAACTCAAACGCTTGTTCCTACTATCGGCTCGTTGCTGGTTCTCAATCCTTCGCTTGATTTCTCCCTGCCGTCTTATTTGTCTGCGTCATCTCTAGGACAATATCAATTTCAGTTTAACATCAATGTCACTAATCAGTTCCCCTTTTCAATTACTCCTGAAATCTGCATTGTTACCATGAACTCGGGTATTTTTGCGATCCAGCAGGGAACTGCCCAAATCTTTACTGGTATCCTGACCAAACAGCAAGTGCTTCAGACCAAAGAACAAAATCCTGTTCCTCATCTCGAAACTTCTGAATATCAGCGCCTAGTTGGTGGTAAGTTGGGTAATTTAGGCATGGCCAACGTCTTGAAGATGGTGCGAGAAAGGCCACTTTTGAAGCATATTAGTCACGTCATGAGCGGAGGCGCAACCAGTGGCGGAGTAATGAGCGGCGGCTCTCATAAGAAATCAAAACTTGATAAATATCTTTGTTAAATGTTTAGCTACAAAATAAAAAAATATAATCTTATTATAAAAAAACATGCAAGAGTATAACAACGGAATTTCTCAGACTCTAATGAACAACGTTTATAAAGGGATCATTAAGGGAACACCGCAACCAGATATGCTAGGCGGCAAACGTGCCCGACTTCATCCAAAAGCAGGACTTACCCAGTACGATTATCCGAGTACTCTAGCCGTTGGTCATCGCAAAATTCATCAGCCAGATTTATTGGGTGCTGGATTCTGGAAAGATTTCGGTAAAGGATTTAAGCAGGGTCTCGTTGGTTCCGCTCAAGTTGCGGCTCCTATTCTTGGTGAAGTGGCAAAAGATGCAGCTGCGTCTTATCTACGTGGGGGAGTAGCCCGTAAAAGAGGCGGTAAGTATTCGATCGGGAAATTTTTCAAGGATGCTGGTGATGTTTTACACCCAATTTATAAGGAAGTGGCCCCCGTCGCAAAAGATGTTGCCGTATCGGTTGCCAAGGACGCAATCAAATCTTATTTAAAAGGTGGTGCTTTGATGTCAAACCATCCCGATGAATTTCACCGAAGTATTTATCCCAAGGCGCTTGAGTCTTATCATCCGATGGAAAGCCATGCTTACGGTGGCCGAAAAATCGATTATGATAGCGATAGCGATGACGAGGAAATGACTGGCGGAGATCTTAAACATTATTGGGCTGCAGTAAAAGCATTAAAGGACCAGCATGGTATTACTACTAAAGAGGCTCGACTTCGTATTAGGGATAAACTTGAGCCATATGCTCCAAGTGAGCCAAAGAAACGAGGACCAAACAAACGTACAACGTCGAAGTCTGCTGAAGCGGCTGCAAAGAAGACACGTAAACCCCGAGCTAATGCCCCAATCGGTCTCAATGCGTTGGCTGATTTAATTAATATTCATCAAAAGAGGAAAAGAAAAACAAAAACAGAAGTAGTACCCAAATCAAAGAAAAACGCAGCCAAAGCGGCCGTTGCTAGGTTCCTTCAGACGGGAGCAGGTCGTCATAATTTTCTAGATGATGCAGTAAAGGTAAGTAAATCGGTGGCTCCGTTCGTTCCTCTCATGATGATGGCTGCAGGACGGAAGCAATTACCTCGATCAGGCCATAAAAGGAACATCGCAAGAGGTGACATTGTTGGTTCTATCATGAGACAACACGGGCTTAGTTTGCCTGAAGCCTCCAAGTTCGTCAAAGAACATGGACTTTATTAAGAACCGTAAAAAATAAAATATTTTATGATAATAAATAAATGCCTCTCTTACCAAGTTATGGAAATCTCGGGGAAAATAGTGACAGTATTTTCGAAGCCTCGAAAAATGTCGCAAGGACTTCTTTAGTCAATATCCAACCACCTGACAGCGTAGACGCCGAATTTATTACGGCTCGTAAATCATCCGAGGAACTTGCTACTCAGTTCCTCGAGTTTAAGAGTCTCGTTTCAGATTATTATCAAAATATGGAACTTCTTGAATTATTGCCTGAGCCAAATAGTGATGACGAAAGTTACGACTTTATCGCTCTTATAAAATTCCTTATGGCTGCTTTACGTAAAGCGGTGGTGTTCTTTAGAAAATTTATAAAGCCAAATGTTTCTGATTTAGACGGTAAAGAAATCGCTGATTTGATCGATATACAACGCCATATTAAAACATACAGTGAAGCGGTATTAAATTGGAAGGAGTTTTTTGAGAGCATTAATTACGGCGAAAATACTTGGGAACTCCTAACAAATGCAACTTTTGATTTTCTGGAACAGGTTACAATTGCACTCAATAGTTACCGTCAAAATGCACCTGTCGAACTTACTGGCGCAGGTCGTAATTTCTACGGTAAGAAAATCAACAGCACCGCCGACATTCCAACCATCTGGTCTAGACGAATTCAGGACTGTCCTACAAAATATTTATTATAATAAATAAATAATGTTTGATTTATTTGAGAAGCGAAGTATTAAAGACTTTAAAAAGTCGGTTCGTAATATTTTCAACCTCATGACGATAACCCGCAAATATAAGGTTATAGGATCGGCGTCGCTGAAACATGCAAAATATGTTTCTGATTACGATTTATCAGAATTATTTGAGACCAATAACCATACCAATATTTTACACCAGATTTATTTAATGTTTAAGGGTAAATTCGCAGAGGCCGAAGCCGATCCAAATCTTTTTATTACTGATTTCAAGTGCGGAATGGATTCCGACGGTGATCCGCTGAGATGGGATAAATATGACATGAAGAAAGGTTTCAAGGTTTTAAAGAATGGTGAAAAAATTGCGTTTCAGGATTGCATTCTCATGAAGACAACGATGAAACTGGACGTGATCGCCGTAATTGATAGCGTTTTCACGGAGTTTAGTGATAACTATTACGTAAAAATTGGAAATGATGCCAATTTTTTCGAGTCTGATATTTCAAAGGAGAAAATTCTTAATGAACTGAAGCATTCGTTTGATGAATATTTTTACGTTGCGAAAAATTACATGAAGGGGTTGAAACGTTGCTTCTCGTATTATGATCTTTCGGGTAAGAATTTAAACAAGATGGAGACGCTATTAAATTTTTTTAATTCAAGCGCTGGGCTACTGTATAAACAGCGGTCAGAGATTATTACCATCTTAACGGTTCTAGATCAAAATTTTAGAACTCCAAAGATTGCTGACATAAGGAAAAATATCGAGCTGATTGCCGATAAATGTAATTTTTTGAGAGACAGGACTTTAGAGAAATATCTAGCGGCCGCTTACCATAGTCATGATTTTAACGCCATTAAAAAAAATTTAAACGAAGCCAGTAACGAACTACTGAAGGTAATAAATCAATTATGTACGGAATTCCTAAAAAATAATAAATCTATTTTATTATATTAAAAAATAGAATTATGAATTTCGAATCTGAAGGCCAACCCGTTGCAGTTATTAAAAACTCAAGGACAAAAAAGACGCCAATCATTTCAGTAGATGACACCAAGAACGCTAAGGCTATTTTTAATGAGTTGAAAATTGCGGGAAATGAAAAATTTCAACAGATACCCGACACCAAAAAAGAAAGACAGATTCTGTATATAACTGGCGCCTCAGGTAGCGGTAAATCTTACTATACAAAGGAGTACTGCGACCAATTCAAAAAGATGTTTCCGAAGCGACCGATTTATTTATTTTCATCGATTTCAGACGATTCTAGTATTGATAAAATCAAGGATTTGAAACGGATCCCATTAACCCCTGAATTACTGCAGGACGATCTCAAAGCTGAAGACTTTAAAGACTCAATGGTTATTTTTGATGACGTTGATTGCATAACTGACAAACCCATGAAGTTGAAAGTTGCTGGTATTCTTAACAGCATTTTGGAGACTGGTCGACATTTTAATGTTTACTGCATTTATACCTCTCACCTTGCATGTAGCGGAAACGAAACGAAACGAATTTTAAACGAGGCTCATAGTATTACTTTTTTCCCCAAAAATTCGGGCGGTCGGGTTCTTAAGTATCTTTTAGAGTCTTACCTTGGGCTTGATAAGGATCAAATAAAGAAAATAAAGAAACTTAACGGTCGGTGGTGTACGGTCATCAAATCTTTCCCGATGGTTGTCATGAGTGAACAGGAAATTTATACTCTGAACTCAGCTGACAAATAAAATATTATTTATTAATATTAAATGCCTCGTGGAAAAAAAAATATAATACCAACCGAAGACAGAAGTTACGATTTAGCAACATTTGGCCAAACTGAGTTTAATATTCCTGATCAGATGGTTGACAAGACAAAAAGAGGTTATA